GAAGCGATGCCGCCGGTGTTAACAACGGTCGCAACAAATCAGTATTACTACGACCCAAGCGGCAATAAAGTTATTGTGCAATCTTTGCCAACAACGATTAACAGCGGCATGACAGCGCCAATTGTTTGCGAGTATCAAACCGCACCTAACCCGTTGTCAGCTTATCCCGTCATTAAGCAAGCGGGCCTGTTGTTGTTCACGCATCTTTACAACAACCGTAGCAATACAACAGATATTCAGCTAAAGGAAATCCCGTTTGGCATTGCGGCATTGTTGCGCCCTTACAAACCTTTGGTGATGTAAATGGCTATTGCACGGTTTGAAAACATTACCGTCAAGAACCTAACCTTTGGTACAAGTTCCTTTGGTGAGCAAACTACGGCCCTTGCAGATTGGTTTGTGACTCGCGCTAGGGTTAGTTCAGTTTCAAACAATGTTCGTATTAGCGAGAAATACCGCGTGTATGCCGACATTGTGAATTTCACTTTGAACTACACGCCTAACACCCGCACGATTGTTAACAACCAAAACTTGTATGCAATTAACTACCGCACGTTTGATTGGCGCATTGAATCGGTGCGCGAGACTGACGACCGCATGAACGTCATATTAACTTGCGTCAGAAATGACCCTGTAGCCGCCGTATGACCACGCAAAACAATGTCATCAATTACGGTAAATCGATTCAATACCAATTGAACGCCATCGTTACGCCCGTGCCGGTGTATGCGGCGTTTAACCGTAACTTTGCAACGCAACCTAAGTTCATTACTTGGATGCTACGCAACGTGCATCAACCGGTTTACACGGGCATTTATCAAAGCAATAAAGGCATCGACACGCCGGTGTTTCAGATTTCTATTTTTACGCAAGTGATTGAAGAAGGGTTCACCATTTCCAATCAAATTTTGCAAGCCCTGCATGGTTATAGCGGTATGTTCGGCAATTCAGCGGATGGAGGTTTTTACATTAGTAAAGCCGATGTTCAATGGCTTTACAACAGTTATGACAATGAAGATAAGTTAGCGCAAATCTTTCTAGATTGCACTATAGATATTCCATCATAAGACCCTTGTACAAATCCCAATACTAACAATTGAGATTAGACAATTTTTTAACTTGAAAGGAAATTGAAATGGCACTCCCAAATAAAGTTCTAGCCGGATTTACCGCGACCTTGTACGCACAACCAACAGCGACACCAACGCCGTTGACAACTGCAAACTTGTCGGTTTACGCATCTGTTTCACCACTTGCGGTTATCGGTAATGCTGTACCTGTTGAAGCAATCCCCGCCTTTGGTCAAGATGATGCTGTAGCATCTTTTGGCGTGGCCGGTTCGCGTCAATCCGACAAAATCCCAACGCAATCTGCGCCAACGTCAATGTCAATTACAGCGGCATGGAATCCATCGGATACCGTTTTGCTGTTGTTGCGCGGCGATGCCTACAGCGGCTTAATTGACCGCACGTTTGTTATTAGCGCAACCGATGGCGTTGGAATTGTTAATTACGCCTTTAACGGTCGCGTTAGCCAATGGACGATTGACCCATCGCCAAGTGCTGAAGCCAAGGTGACGTTCACGATTCACCCCCGCGGCAATCAGTACGGTTGGACTGCAAGCACCTAACCATGTCAACGCTCAATGATGCCGTTGAATTTCTAGTGAACCACTACGGTTCACTGGATGCCGCCGCGCAGGGGTTGCCCGTTGACGCGTTAGAGGTTGCCGAAGCATTAGCAGATTGCGACCCCGATACAGCCGAGTTTGTAGCTTTGACTTATTTAGCAAAGCACAACCCGACTAATACAAACAGCACAACAAACACAACAGAAGATTAGATATGACAGTCACAATAAAAGACACAAACGATATGCTGAACTTTTTGGTAGCCCAATCCGATTCTCGCAAGGATTGGTTTGGGTTTACTCAACAACGCATAACAGCTATCACGTTGGCACATGAAATCGCGGCAAGGCACGCGGATAAATTTACGCCCGACCAAATTGTTGATTACGTCTATACGTTAAACAACGCGCTTTACCAAAAGATCATTAAGCCTTTGGGGTAATGCTATGCAAATGTCTTTCAGGGTTAGTGGCCTCAAAGAACTTAACGCCAAGTTGAACGAAATTCAAGATGAAATTGGCGATAAGAAAACAAACAGCAAGATAGTTGTTCCGGCTATGCGCGAGGCCATGCAACCCGTTTTGCAAATGGCACAAGCTAACGCGCCGGTTGATACAGGCGGTTTGCGTTTGTCATTGCAAGTGGAAGCACGAAGGCCAACAAGGGCCGACAGGCGTTCTAAATATGTATCACCCTACGATTCGGTCATTGCAATAGTAACGACCGCATCAGGTAGGAAATTGGCTCGAATGTCAGAGGGGGCAGGACTTAAACAAAGTAAAAAGAAACTAAGCGCAATGACACAAGATGCACATTACGGTGCGTATCTTTCTAACAAGTTTGCGGGCATTAAAAGCGATGCCCGCGCAATAGCACAAGAATTTGGAACGGCACATAACGGGGCAAAGCCATTTTTGCGTTCCGCTATTGAAGCCCAACAAAGTTCAACAGTAAACACTTTGGCGGCAATATTGCGCCGAAGACTAACAAAATACACGACTACAAAATGACAAAATTAAGTTCAGCATTTGGCGACAAGTACCAAGCCAACAAAAAGAATTTGCTTACTCGTTCATTTGAATTGGGCGGGCATACGTTCAAAGTACGCATACCTTTGGTCGCCGAATCAGAGGCGATATACAAAAAGGTATCCGAACCAAACGATGATTTGATTAACCAAACATTTGTTGAAATTACAAAACCTTTGCGTCAATTTGAAAAAAATCAAACAGAAGAATTTAAGTTTACCGATGACGATATTTTGATTGAAGGTCGGTCAATGCGTGAGGCGGCAAAAAACAAAGCAATTACTGAAGCCCGCATTACTGAGTTTTTTAAACTCCTAGTTCCTGAACTAGAGGGTGCAAGCCTAGAAGATTTGACCTATGCCGATATACAAGATGAATTCCCAATTTCTGTACAAATGATGATTGTCGAAAAGATTGGTGAAGTCATTAGCCCGACCTATAGGGAAGCGCGGGGAAACTAATAGGCTCGTTAAAAACTCAATGCTTTGCGGCAATGATTTTTAACGGGCATACCCTAGAAACAATATCAGAATTGGACGATGTAACGATGGCAAATATACAAACAATGTATGCCGATGGCATGGTCGGAAACTACGGAATTCTTACGCAATTGGCAACCCTGACTAACGGGGTTTTTAATTACATGAGAACAGCGAATTCTGCGCCTTATAAGCTAGTCAACATTTTGGGTTCTGCTTATGATTACATCTACCCGCCGCTGTCTGAAGAAGATCAGAAAGCAAGTGCAAACAATAGCCTTTTGGCCTTTATGACACAGGCGCAAGGATTTGATGCAAAACTTTTTGGGGTAGAAAATGGCTAATAATATTGCCCGCTTGGGCGTTGTTCTAGGGCTTGATTCTGCGGAGTTCAACAGAGGCATTGAAGCCGCCGGAAAGAAACTTGAACAATTTAGCCAAGCCGCCGAAAAGTTTGGCAAGATTGGTGCGGTTGCATTGGTTGCCGCTTCTGCCGCCGCGCTTAAATACGCCGATGAACTTGCCGATGTAGCCGATGCCAACGAAGTAGCAATAGGCAAGGTTCTACAGCTATCTGATGCCCTTGCTAACTCAGGCGGCAAAGCGGATAACGCGGGCAAGATGCTGTCGGCCTTTGCCAAGTTTATTGATGATGCCGCGGGCGGTTCAGAACAAGCGCAGAAAACCGCAAAGGCGCTAGGCGTTACGTTGCAAGACTTAGGCAAACTTTCACAGGAAGAATTGCTAAACAAGTTGGTTGCAAACTTAGCCAAAGTTGAAGACCCCGTAACGCGCAACGCTAAAGCAATGGAGATTTTCTCCAAAGCCGCCAAAGGCGTTGACATGGTTGGCTTTGCGGAAAAAATGGCTACTGCAAATCCGCTTATTGCTGAACAGGAAAAGGCAATAAAAGCCGCCGCTGATACTTACGACTTGTTAGCCCAAACATCCCGCGATGTGATGTTAGTTTTGGCTACTGAACTTGGGCCAATTTTAAAAGATACTGTTGGCTACTTTAAAACATTAAGTGATAACGGCGTATCACTTAGCGCAATCTTTAAAACTGTATTTCAAACCGTAGCGGTTTTAGGTTCTGAAATCGCTTACTTCTTTAAAGCTATCTTTGATGAAATAGGATTTGCATACACCAATGCGGTTGTTTTAGTAACTAAGGGTGTCGATGCCGCAATCGAAGCTAACAGAAAATACAACAATTCTGTTTTAGCGCAAAAAATACAGTTAGATTTATTTCAATCTAAAGTGATGGGTGAACCCCAATACGGTAATTCAATTGATGCGTTGGTGGCAAGTGGTGGGCCAAAACCTAAAGCCCCAAGCGGCGGTCGAAATGTTACTGATGCCGCAGAAAAAGAAAGAAAACGATTAGCCGAAGCCGCCTCCAAAGAAGCAAAGCGATTAGCAGAAGCACAAGAAAGAGAACAAGCAAGGCTATTAGAAAAATACAGAAATGAAATTAAAGAACAGGCCAACAATGCAACAAGGGCAGAATACCTAGAAGTTACAGCGTATCAAAACGCTATAGCAACAATTAGGGCAAAAGAACAATCTTTAAAAATTCAAAATGATATTTTTGCAATTGAACAAGCAAACCAAAATTTGCGAAGTGACGATGTAAAACTTATTAAAGATTTGTATTTGAATGAACAGCAAAGACTTGAAAATATCAAAGAAATTCAAAAAAATAATATTTTAGATTCTGACGCAAAAGCGCATTTAATTTCACAAGAAAACGCATTAGCCGATGCAACTGAACGCTATTTACGCGCACAGAACCAAGCGGTTCAAGCACAACGCGAAGGCGCATTTGGCGAAGGCTTTATGAAAGAAGGTTCGCGTTTTTTCCGCGATATGCCAACCGATTTAGAAAACGGGGCAAAGGCTTTTCAATCTGTCATGGGCAACATGGAAAGCGCCCTAGATAACTTTGTACGCACCGGCAAGCTATCGTTTAAAAGTTTAGCCCGTAGCATCATTCAAGATTTAATTGCCGTTCAGCTAAAGGCATCAGCATCGTCTATTTTCCGAACCCTGTTGGGCGGCTTTGGGTTTATGAATGACCGCGGCGGCATGGAACTGTCGGGCAGTTTAGGTTTTGCCGATGGCGGTAGCCCCCCTGTTGGCAAGGCTAGTATTGTGGGCGAACGTGGCCCTGAACTGTTTGTGCCAAGGTCAGCGGGAACAATTATCCCTAACCACGCATTAGGCGGCATGGGAGGCACTACCAACGTGACTAACAACTACATCAATGCCATTGATACCAAATCGTTTGAAGAACGCCTGTACGGTTCTTCTAACGCAATTTGGGCGGCAAATCAGTACGCTAACAAATCGTTGGCGGTGAACAGGGGTCGCGCATGAGTTTTCAAACAATCTTTGACATCCAACAATCGATGACGGTTAACAACCGCCGAATGGTTGGACAACAGGTCGCCCGTAGCGGCTACATTACCGTGGCGCAGTATTTAACTGCCGTGCCTTGGGTGTTTACGGTGTCGCCTCATGCTTACCTTTACTACCCGCAAGTGCGCGATGTCATACAGGCCATTGATAACAAAGACCGGCAACTACCCGAATCAATTAGCTTTGCAAGTACAAACCTTTCTTGGTTTACCACTAACCGAGGTACGGCTACGGTGTCGGTTTTAAATGGCGCACCCGCGGCTAACACGCA